TGCGCATCAATCCTAGTGGCCGAGACAGCTAGATGAAAGCGCATAGCAGCGCGCGAACTCGAGAAACACTCAAAGCCCTTCCTCCATATCCACGCGGCCAGTTCGGCCAAATTCTCTTTCTTTTCGTCATCGTCCAAGAGACAAGGATCAACGTACTCACAGGTGAGCGTTAATCCGTTATCGATCTTTAAACTCGGAATTTTCCGAAGACCTGGCCCAAGTCGGAGGCCGAATTTCTTTGTCGCTCTGTACGCCAATGGGCCTCGAAAACCCAAATCGTGCGTAGTCAGACCTAAGGGTCTAATCTTTCCTATGTTCCAGCTAAACCAGGCCATCGCCGCTCGAAAACGGAGTGACCCCTTGAGCCCGGCTATAAAATCATCAAAACCCTTCGAGAGAGTGTCCAGAGATTCGGACTCCCGCAACATCCCCATGCGGACAGTCGCAACCACGCGATAGAAAGCGCCTCGGCGCTCACAAAGTGTGGAATTAAGCGAACCGTACAACGGTGAAACGGAAGTTTTTGTCTTTTCAACCTCCAGAGACAGATCACCTACAACGTCCATCCAGCGCGCACTGAAGTGCGGGCCGGAACGAAATAGGATATCGTCTCCGTTAATCAGACATGGAAACTCTGAATTGTCAACCCCAACAGACTCGCCAGCATACAGGAAAGCGATCCTGTTCTGCAAGCAGAGCAAAGGGAAAGACAAAAAAGAACCCATCATCTGACCTCTCGTAGGAATAAAATCATCTATACCGTGCTCCAAGTTGAACAACGTGGGACGCAAGATACTCATGGCGTATGCTTTCATAGATCCCGGCACAGAGACCGTGGACCTCAGCAACTCGTCAAGAATAGCCTCGGCAACCTCAATAGAGAGATTGTCGGTGGCGCTCTTGTAGTCCCCAGAAGTCAAGACTTCACCTTCAACATAAGAAAAACCAGCGCGCTGTAGAACGTCAGTTGTAAAATCACCGCGGCAGAGCCACTTCTCGCGCGATAGTCTATCATAGATCGCTTTGTGAAGCGGTCTCAAGTGTATCGCGTCCGCCGAGAATTTGCTCAGCGGGCGAGGCTTACCGGCACTCTGGACGACAGTCAGACCCGAAGCGACGCTCAAAGGACGGGTTGCCCCGTCTAAGCACGTCGTGAGGAA